CCCCTCTAAATTTTGCGGAACTAGACACCAGATGCACTGATAATCTGTCCGCAATCATATATATATATAGACATTATGTTACAAGTGCACCCTGCTGGTGCAATTTAGGTGAAGCGCAGACGCGCAGCACCTCGGAAGCCAAGTAAAGAGAAATCATCCGCAATGAATCTTTCTATATTTAAAATGGCTGTGCCGGAATGAGCGTACAGCATAATATGCTCAAATGAATTTGGTGATTCCCATCCTCCTCGCGCCACGAGATATTCGTGATTGTACTGGAAAGGCATCCTAATAGTCAAAACTGGATTCATGCTACTATTAGTTCGCTCGGCTCCAGTTAATCCTAGAGGATGGGTAACACCCATTATTGTTGTTTTCCTGACTTCAACTGAGGCATCTCCAATGATGGAGAACCGCTTCATCATCCCCCCTTTCATGCCACTAAAACAGAGGCACATATACCACCAAAGGGAGGCTGTGTCCTCAGGACCCGCCGGATCATAAGTTGACATGATAATTGGTTGAGGAATGGTTCCAGGCATATCCGTCGATATTATACGACACATTAGACTAGGAATTTTCATTAACTCGTTAAAGTCTCGAACACTCTCGCCACTAAAATGCTGGGCGATACGTTTCGGATTTGTTTTGCCACCTCCCATCCTTGAAGTGGATGTGGCGACGGGAGCTATGGCCACCTCTGCGGATTCAGTTGCAGAGACCATAGGGTCTGTTTCAGCTATGAAATGTCCCACTCCTGCTGTTTGGAGTCTTCGATCAGGCACCAACCGCTCTGGCAGATTGGTTGGATTGGGAAAATCACGGGACACAACATCCGGCAACGGAAGTCCATATCCTGGGAGGTACCCGAGTAAGTAGAACCATCCGTCCGTTCCAGGTTGAATCTCCCAATGCGCGTAATTGATGTCCATGCGAATGATGCAGGACTTTATCTCACCGTGATGTGCTGGCTCAAGGGGATATTCTCCGTCTTGAGTCCAAACTGAACCAGGGTCTGTTCCACTATAAACCACCCCCAACACCTGCACAAAAATATTCTTGGCTATAAATGAGGCTTTCATTTGATCAGTCAGATTATTGGGAATTATGACACTGTTGGTTAGTTTACAGACTGGTACGAGGTGCGGATCTGATGATTTCACCGCCATAGTGGCTGAAAGCCCGTCCGCGACGGCCCCTCCGGGCATTCGTTGCGAATAGGCTTGCCCACCTCGTATCCAGACGTTTACTCCCCATTGATAGTTAATAGAGAGTATACTTGGAAGTCCAAAGGCTGTACCAGGCTTAGAACCTATGCTTACGTGCATAGCTGGACTAGTACCGGTGTAGCCTGGAAAGACCGGGTCAGTCTTGAACGTGCACCTGCTCACAGAATAATCGTTAATAATTTTATGTGAGGTGGGATCCCTTCGCCCTGGTGGTGCAATAGTGATGGGATGCGTTGCCTGAGGGCGTGTATCATACACCACCAAGGCAGCGGTAGGGCTACTCCAAGACCCGATATAGTACCCAGTTGTCTCATATGAATTTTCCGTATCCAATGGGACAAGAACAAGTGAAATATACAAAGACATATTCGAAGTTCCATGATTGAACAAACGGAGTTCCATATTCTCCAAGTTGTCCACCATAGCAAATCCATCTCTGGTGAGTCTACCATCCAATGGTAGTAACTGGAATGGAGCAGGAGTGGGCTCGGGTGTTCCCAACGTGGGAACAACGGAAGGTTGTGATGACTCGCCCTCTTCACTGGGACCTTCAGTCTCGGACTCATTAAATTTAATTGGAGCCGAGAAGAAGCCATCAACGATGTCTCCAAAGACACCCCCTCCCCCTTTTGTAGGACGTTTCTTCGTCGGATTGGGGGCCGGATTGGGTGTAGGATCACTGACTGGCTTGTTAGTTGGTCTAGGTGTAGGATCCACCACAGGTCTTTTTGAAGGACCTGGTGTTGGATCAGGTGTTGGAGGGCTAGTTGGCCCTTTTGTTGGGGCATTGGTAGGCCCCTTTGTTGGGGCTTTACTTGGCCCCTTGGTAGGAGCCCTTGAAGGCTCCTTTGTTGGAGGTTTCGACGGAATCTGACTAGGTTTAGGCGTTGGCCGCGATGTAGGTTCGGGTTTATCGTCTTGATCAAATTCAATTTCTGGGGTTTCGATGTCAACATTCGTATTTTCATTAACATTTTCATTCCCATTGTCGTTTCCATTCTCGTCCCCGTCAGTAGGACCATCTGGAGAGACAGTGCCGCTAGGATCTGCAGTTTCAGTTTCTTCAACTTCAATTCCACTTTCCTCGATTGTAGGAGCGAGAGTCTCTCCAATTTTTGTTGGAGCAGGACTTCCACCCCACCATTTTGTAGGGACAAGGCTGCTAAGTATTCCTCCAGAAGGAGCCATGGTAGCATTGCTAAGGGAATCCGTAGAATTCTCTGGTGGACTCCAAGAGGGAGGGTATGTCGTCTGCGAACAAACAAGCTGATTCCCATTCTCGTCATAGAGAATAACATTGCCGTTTTCATCCACGGCAGTGGGGTCTCCAAATATTGTGCTCCCAGTATTGGCACCTGGAGCTGTCGCAGGAGCTTCGTAAGAATCCTGAAAAGCAAAAGGTGGTGCCGTTGAACCTTCACAAGGATAAGGCACACCCAAATTCGTAGTCGTGCTGGGAGACCAGCATGCGATGGCTTGAGGATCTGGAATTGTACAAATCGAAGTAGGATTTGACGTCCCCTCAAAATTACTAACCTTTGACTGAAACGGGATGGGTACTACAGGGCGCAACTTATTAGGTAACCCCCCATTGTATGACCAAACTGTCATATCTGACGCTGCCTTAGCAAAAATCAAGATTTTGGCGTTCATTGGTCCACCGCTCGCTGTGACTAAGGGAGCATGTACCCGTATTTCTACGCGCCCATTATGGTGGGTGGCTGAGCCTAGGTTTGGATCACGCCAAATCGTACCTAATACACTAGGGTCCACAGCCTGGGGGGAAGTACTTCCACTTCCATCCATCACTGCGCTCATTATTTCAGCTCCAGTATAGGCTCTGCGAGGCATTGTGAACAAGCCCGATTCACACACTGAATAACCAATAGTAAACTCTTGAGTGGAGTTCTCTACGCAGTCTATTAAAATGTGCTCGTTGAGGTCTTCGTGCAGATCATCTCCAGCAGTGCCTTCATTATTAGGCAAAAGGGGATCATACAGTATTTTCAAACTGGCCGACATTATGGTGGGTAAAACAACCTGTATTTTGTAGGTCATTCCTCCTATCCAATATTCATGGAACATGCCAGGCACCGCACATGATGCCGGTTGAACTTCATCCGGGTTATTTGTGGAGCTGACGAATATCATGGGAGTGACATTGAAGCTGGCCAACAAAGTACCGACAACATGACTTGTGTTGAAGTCTATTCGATCCACCATAGTCCACTTTTTGTGAAATGATGCGAAAGAAGTGTCAGAGGCCCGGGTAGCTGGGTGTGGTGCCACGGAATTGATTGTTCTCACTAATGATCCCATGTCTGTGGCTCTGGGAATGTAAGAAATCGTTTCCGTGACGAACGCAGAGGCCCCGCGACCAGCGTGTTCGATAATTGTTGCACCGCTGGTGCGTAGCTTTTTGAATTCAGCATACACAGCAACAGTGATTGGGGGCACTGCCCCAGTAGATGACATAAGAGGAACAATCTGTGTGAGAGTAACCGTACACAAATTCCTCAAAGTTTCCAGGTCTGAGACCCCAACCATGGGATCATGATAAAGGAATGGAACGGTCATTTTGTACTTACTAGCACTATTTCCAATTGTCATGAGAATTCCAGGTTTCTGGGACCATTCGGCCAAGTCGGCCATGTCTGGTGCGTTTTCAATCACACACCGAGAGTCCGGCGGGAGATGAATTGTCATCATCAAAGCGCCGGCGATAGTCCTAGGAGCAATTAGCTCAACAGTCAACTCTATCTCAGCAGAAAAATATGCAATATGACTGAGTTTGCTGCGAATGATTGGCATCTTCAATAGGTCGTAGAAGGGATAGCAATACCAAGTTGTTTGGTTGCCATTTAGTCCCTCACCATTCCACGGAAAGGACCCGAGAGCCCACCTTCGTTCCAGAAACTGAGCATGCTCAGTCCTGGGAATCAGTACTGGCTCTAGTGCCTCAGTTATGGGCACTGAGAGTCCTCCCGTATCACCCACTGGATTCGCATCAGTCGTAAGACCGGAAGTCTCGTCTGCTTCAGCAATCATCCTGCCCTCTCTATTGAAAATATGTTGTTTTGACTCATATTCCTCTATGAGGCGCATTCCTGCATCTGTTACTGGAAGGAGTTGATTTTGAGCACTCCAATTAGGGTCTTGCTTGACGATTGACACCCAGTCCTCATATGATCGCGTGAGGACCTCAGGGGCGGCTATTCCTGTTCTTTCAACATACTCAATCACTTGAGCACGCCTAACATCGAAGGATTTCCGCCCGCCATAAGCAGCCTCGCGCAATACATCACGCAGGCAATCACCAAAGTATTCACTGCGTTCCCAATTCTTTCCTTTTAAAAACAGAAAAAATGGACGCAAGTAACTGGCAGGGCCAGCCACTAATACATTAAGAGACATCTCCGGGTTGTAATTGTAAAACCGGCGTAAAAACTCACAATGTTCGAATGGTTTGAAATCGAAATTGAAGCCTTTTGCTCCATCAGTGACTGTAAGACCCCACTCTGCTGCAGACGCAGCAAAGTGCGCTGGGGTCCATCCCAGTAGGCGGTAAAAGCGCGATGCTCCTCCAAGCAAATCATCTCCTAACGTGGTGATTCTGACAAATTCACTTATATCTAGAACACCTCGTTTAAGGAGAGGGTAATTTTCACTGGATATTTCACCAATTAAAGAAAATTTCTCCATCTGGGATTGCAACCACAATGTTTGCTCCATATTCTCAGGAGCTTCAGATTGTAGAAATCGGAGGAAGTCGTATCGAATAAGGGTGACTGACCCAAGTCCGTTGAAATGTGCTGTACCAAGAAAACCTGAAGGTAAAAGGTTTACGAGGTTCATGAAAGTCCCGAATACATTGACCACTGGGCAAAGGAGGCATGCTAGGAGTTGTCGTGTCACTAACATATCTTCTTTGGAATACCCCATCTCCTCTAAAATACAGAGGATAATTTGCATCACGTAAGATCGGAATCGCGGTGATTGATTGCAGTCATAGGCTTTGAAATCAATATCAAAGCAAGAATCTTTGAACTCATCATGGGTAAAATTAACAATGATCTTCTCCATGAAAGGGCCAGTCGGATCTGCTCCGATACTGGTTTCAAACTCTACAGGATATTCTGATATCAATGTCAATGCGGGTGCCAAGTACATCAAGTTTATCATATGAGCCACAATAGAGTCCGCAAAGAAAATGCGGACCTCAGATAGTTTCTCTAACTTAACTGGCTCGTCTTTCAAACAGCATGTAGCGACTTGACCAATGTGTTGGCCATTACGGAGTCGCTCAATCCCTTTCATCACTTCTTCTCTCAAAAGAGAGGTCGGAATGCGGCCGCCAGGTGTGTCGATATTCTCGACATGATCTGACTTCTTACCATAGACTGGCCAGGATGCCGCTTTAGATAGCTTCAAAGTAGGGACTGGAACACCATCAAATCCATTCAACGCCTCCTCAATTGAGAGAGGGTGTGTAAAGTCAACAGTAGGATATCTTTCTTTTAATCGAACGACAAGTCCGGGAATGACAGTACAAAACATCTTGATGGATTCACACATCCGAAGGGGATCACCCTCGCTCTTGCATTCCAATGCATCTTTCAGCATTTTATGAGCTGAGCGCTTCCAGCGCATGACTGGAATTCCCTTCACCCGACGCAGAGAGAAAATTTCTTCTGCAATTTCGATGTCAGGATTGACACTCAACTGAGACTTAGGGGTGAATCCAGTTTGGATTTCCCCAAAGATAAGGGGAGTCTGTAAGGATTCGTCCAAAAAGTGAACTGGGTGCTTGAGATTAGGAGTGTGGGTTATCTTTGTTTCGACTCCCAAAATAGTATCAGGAATCGGAATCATATCAACCTCGGCGATAAAGCCTAGTGCGCGAAATTGCTCATCCATAGCCTCAATTTCCCCCCTCGTAAAAGGGGCTATCAAGGAATCGGAAGTATTCCGCTGCTTGTCAAAATTTCCAGCAACGTGAATTCCGAGAATGGCATGTGGTTTGGCATTCTGAATGTATACTGAACCGCACTCACCGAACGCACTCCGTGAAGTGTGCAGATAAGCATGATAAGCATCTTTACAGACTATAGTACTGACGTTTCCATCAGCAGAAAGTCTAGTATATTCGCCGTCGAGTGCCTTCACAATTTCTACGGGAGTCGTTTTATAACTCTCGGTATCACGATCAATCCAAACACGTGTCCCGTGTATTGTTCCTTGAGGAAGAGTTGTCGGGACAAACGGAAGGAAATTTTTACGCGATCCAAAAGGATGACTTCCCATAAACACAACAGCGATGTCCTTGCCAGGAATCTGCTTCAAATTGACCATATTAATTGTGATAGTACGATCAACCGCTTTGTCACCACACCCCAATTGGCACTTGTAAATGCATGATGGGTAAGGGTAATTTATGAACGGATGATGAGGCAGAATTAAACGCTGTGAGGAGAGCAAGAAGCCCTGAGAATGAACATTGGTCCCATCAGGGAATATCAATGATCCATTCAAAATGGAAGACTGGATAGCAGGAATTACCTGCTCCATAGTCGATGTTCTTGCGTTAACTTCCAAAACATTTGCGTAAATGCGTTCTGGACGTTTCCATGCGTGTTCACTTGACACTGGTTTTAGGGTGGAGACCTCGGAACATGTGTCTGACGAGGTGCTAACAGTATCTGAATCAGTTTTGTTACATAATGTGGATTCTGCAGCAAAATCTGGAGCGATGGTGACCACGAAGGATTTCCATATCGCAGCTGTGGTTAAAGCAGCAGCGACAACGGCAAGCATCATCTTCACATACGGAGCTCTTCGGTTGAGCATAATTTTGAACTCAGCCACTTCGCTCTCTGTCTTTTTAAGAAGCATCAAGTATGCATTTCGTAGCTGAAGCCACAAGAGGCATGCAAAGAACTGCAAAAGCGTGGCTACTCGGAAAACGTAATTAAATCGATATCCGAGGAGACCGTGGCAAAACACAATGACCCATGATACGGCTAGCAGAATCATTATCTGCTTGAAACCAAACCACTGTATGAGGTCATCAATTTTACGCACGAACCAATTCTGATTCCGTAGACGTTGACGAAGTAAGACCCCAGAATAAAGTATTGCCTTAGTAGCGGCATTCATCCTGAATTCTCCAATAGAGATGGTCAGTGGATTAAAAAGACCCGATAGGTCCTCAGTGACCATACAATCTTCCACACACATGGCAGCACCAGTGCAGACAGGGCACATCGCTGCGGGAAGCAAATTGTGCTCGCACAGGCCATCTTTTATGATATTGACAGAAGCTGCAAGTTTCTCTCCTTGAGAGGCGAAATGCTTTAACATTTTTGTTCGCATCAAGATAAGATACTCGGGAGCTCCTATAGTGCCTTTGTGCAACGGAACCTGAAAGGGGCTCCCGTTCTTGTCGATGCCCCACTCATACGCTGCAAAGCGAAGATGGGCACCATAAGCATTTAGCCCGGGGTGGGTCTTGTCCAATAATCCAGTTTTCTTGTCAGTGAACTTGGGGTCCAAGGTGACATGAGCACTGAACTGCATTCGGCGCAAACCCGCCGCAGGGGCGTAGATCTCAGATGAGAATCCACGCTCAGCGGTATTATCGCAAAGAGCGACAAAGGAATTTTGGTAAAATTGTTTCCCTTTATCACCGAACGGCTTTGGTATCTCGGTACTGTGACCTTGTATAATGCTGAGCACTGCAGAAGCAAGTGCTCTCTTGCGCTTGTCTGGGAGTAAATTACCCTGATCATCGAGCAATATAGCAGTAGTGGAATTTGTACTGGTATTGTCCCATTCCTGGGAGATGTCCATAATTGAGACATCCATTACACTCCCTATGCCTTTCCACAGGTGAAGGGCAGGAAAAATGCAGGATGTGCAAAATTCTGTCTTTCCAGTACCAGGTAGGCCATCAAGAGCCACGACAAAGGGAACAGGACGTCGATTTCTTTTGATTAGATAATAAGTCAAGTCCTCTAACATAATGTTAGCTCTGTCGTAGCAATTTCGAGTGTAAGGGCTGGCATCAATTCTAGCCGCCTCACTTTTGCACTCCATCACAGTTCTGCGGAACTTAGTAAGCAAGTCATCTGACGATATCTTTGCCACTGTCTCGTCTCCGAGCTGTAATAGGCGCAACATACTGGCGCACTCCGCAAAATTAAGAGCGGAATTATTAGGGACAAACATTGAGCGAAGCAAAGAAGTGCCTCCAGCACACCCATCAGTGTAAACACGTGTTTGGATAGTGATAATGGCTCTCATGATGTGTGAAATCGAAGTGCCAAATTTCTCAATGTGTTGATATGTCCGTTCCCAATATGTCTTTATCTCCCCAGGATTGAAACCTGCGGAGAAAGGGATTGGAAGTAAGATCATGAATGTTGCGAAATGTTTCAAGATATTACAAACGGGAGTCTGTTTGAACTGTTTTAAGGAGTCAAAAGAACTCGCGATGGTTTCCAACCAACCAGGGGCTGGAGAACCATCTTCGGACACCATTGGCGATGGATGTCCAGTACATTCCCTTATAGTAGAAACTAAATAAGGAAATGCGTTAGGGAAGGATTTCCGAAATCCAAGAAATAAAGATGCAAATAACGAGGCGAAATTCGCCAAGCACCTAGCTTTGCTCTCACCCCAGCGGGGTGCTGACAATACTCCTAATATAAATGTGAGAAGGACGGTGTGCATTGAGCACTGATCAAGCAATCCAGCCAAAGGAATGCTGTCAGAAACGTCCTGCTTCACAGGAGAAAAGTCCATGTGCAAAGATGAAGGAATTTCCTTCATTACTTCTTCAGTTCGGGCGACTACCCAGTCGCAAGTGGGGCCAAAGCCAGTTTCAGCTTGGAAAAATGCTGCGGCTGTGGCGGCTTCTTTAAAAACGTCTTCAAATTTCTTGTGACGTTCAGACTTCGGAAGTCTGTCGTCAACAATGCGCGATAACTTTATGGCAATGCGCTGAAAGAATTCTTTGTTGAGCAAATATTCAATAAACCGGTATAGTATGTTGAACAAAAGTAACATTTTAAGAACCCATGTTGATGACTGTTCTTGCGGAAGCGAGTAGTTATATTGCGGAGTTGGAACCCGTGGAGATTTTGTATTCACGGGAATGGCTTCAGCAACATAAATGGGGCGCGTCAACTGACGTGTGTTGTACGCGTGTAATTCCGTGGCAAAGGTGACGTAAAAGCCGTATAACCAGAGAACACAAGATGTGATAATAAATACAAGACCAGTGTAATAAACAAGAGGGTCAGAGTAAGCCTCAAGCAGTGAGCACTCAACTGCATCAACAGCGGGAATGGCTGTAATAGCAGCAAGTATAACTCTACTGGGAGGGAGGCTATGTGATCGTCTCATTTGCCTGGTCCGGCCGTAAAACATCTTAATCTTCCTGTGGCGAAGCCAAGGAAGAGTCGACAGCCAGTGAATAGTGTCAAGCAGTTCGTCATCCGAGTCTAAATGAGCTGGAACGAATGTGATGAGCACCATGGTGGCAGTCATTACACCATAGAATATATTGTGGAAAATTCTCACATATGGGTTGTGTGAGATTGATGGGTCCATCATGCTTGGAAAGGACATACACCACCACAGCAAACATGGAAATGAAAGCGCGGAAGCGAGTGTCCTCTTGAATTGTGCAAGAAATGGGACAAGGGAGAAAAGCCAGAATATGGAATTTCCTCCGAAAAGAAACAATATAATACTAGGGTAAAATTTTGTTAGTGAGAAATGACGCCTTCGATTGGAAGGATGGCGTGATATCCACTCTTCATAGGAGCAAGATTTAATTACTCGAATGGGGGTAGTGATTTTTGTGCTTTCGCACCCGGCAGTACCGGAAACCTTTGTTGTTGCATTAGTCATACTTTCCTCTTTAGGGTAACTATTCATGTTGAATGGTGTAAAACAAAGGTTGATATGTTATTATTGACGCGGTGATAGCATTTAGTAAAACGTGGGAAGATATTCGATACATTAATAATCCAGGCCACAAGGGACCATTTTATTTTCTATTCAAACCTCCGTATTGACTACCCAGCAACGGGTGAGCATTTGATGATACTCGAACGGGGGGGCTATTTCTAGCAATTACAGGACTATTTATGTACATTGAGGTTTCTTATGTACGTACTTTCAATGAAGTGCCAATCTTATTATGGGAGGGTGCCCCCAAGAATGGTCTTATTTGTTCCGATATTATTGCACTAATAGGGCAAGTGTAGGACATTCAGAGAAGTAGTATACACTGTACAGGGTTTATCCCTGTCAATTCTGACTCAAAGAGACGTTTATCTTTGGTTCAGGAGTGGTTTACACTCCGTCATTCATTTTTGGGCTGGTTGTTTCCAGTGCGCAAATCGTGCTGATTTGCTTCAGACACTAACTATTGTAAAGTGTCGTCATTAATTGTGATAAAATCACGAGTTCCTATTTATTTTTACAAGCTTAAGGTTGCTTGACAAGATTATGGCTCTTGCGGGCCAGGTCGGTTCCTATGGAACCGCCAACATGGTACAGTTTACCAGACTGATCATTAACATTATTGGGCATGTTATTAGTAAAAACTTATATATTGGGTGTCTCAAATTCAGGAGACTGCTACTCCGGTGGTGTGCCGGTAGTACAGGAGACTGCAAAGTGAGCTCCTTTATATTAGCTTTCCGACTGCAACTATGATCTAAAGTTGCGACGAGTGTGTCGTAAAACACAACATCGTCTTTAGACTCCATATG